CTAACCTCGACCACTATTTCTTGCACTATCACGGTGGCTCGTGGCGACATGACCTTGCAGGCCAAAAGACGTGGCTAAATGCAAACAGCGTTCATTGGTTTATTCCAGAAAATAAGGACGTGAAGATTTACGTCTGCACACATACGGACTTCGAGCCGGTGGTGTGCGATGAGCACTACGAGGTCATAGACAGCCGCGAAAAAGGAGACTTTTTCAAAGTTGAAAAGGTGAAAAGTGGAAAAGGTGAAAAAGAAAAAGGTAAAAGCAAAAAGGGTGAAAAGGTAAAAAAGGATTCAGATACGAAGGTGCCTGGACCGTTCTATTCGGAATTGCTGCACATGAAGCGCGTGAGCGAGCAGAAGAACTTGCCGAAGTATATCGGATTCGTGCAATACCGCAAGTATTTCTCATTCTTCGATGACCTGCCAGACATCCCAGCCATCATCGAAAAGTACGGCATGATAACGCCTACGCCTGTCGATATTGGAATGCCTATGCGAACGCAGTGGGGGTCTTGGGGCAATATTGAAGACCTGGACCTTGCAACAGAGATTGTCAATGAGAAATATCCAGAACTTGCAAAGGTTTGGAACGCTAACCTTCAGAAGAGAACAATGCATCCTGGCTCGCTTCACATTATGAAGGTTGAGGAATGGAAGGAAATGGTGGCTGTTGCTTGGGACATCGTTAACGAATGGCTCAAACGCATCGGTGGCGACATTGACAAGCGCATCGATGCGAACCCTGAAAAATATCACATCGGACAGTATGACTTCACCGACCAAGCAAATGAGCGTCGTGTTGGAGGCAATATCTGTGAGCGTATTGTCAGTGCGTGGGCAGACTGGAAGCATCCGAACGCTGCACAGTTTCCACTGAAGATTACGAGCGAAAAGATTGCACCCAGCTTCGAGAGGTAAACCCTGCGCCATAAAGTGTCCGAATAATAAAGGAAAGACTATGGATAATTTCTTTATAAGAATGTTCAAGAGGGAGGTGGCTCCTACCGGCACGATAACGACCACAAATGCTACGGAGAAAAATCCCGTGAGTTCTGTCGGTGATTGGAAGGCAAACATCGTGAAGCCTACCGGTAGGAAGTCCCTTCTCGTCCCCGCATGGTGTCGCGGCGTTTCGCTCATCATGCAGACAATGGGACAAATGGTCGTGCAATATCAAAAGAAGAACGTTGAGGGCGAAAACTTCATCGAAGACAGCTACGGTATAGGCCGTCGCATTAATTACCTGTTACAAGTCCGTCCGAACCCTCTGATGACTGCCTCACAGATGCAAGAGCAGATCGAGTTCCGAAAAATCTATTGGGGCAATGCTTACGTCTATATCGAGCGCGACCAATACGGCGACCCTTGGAACCTTTGGCTTTGCACTGGCGGAGGCTATAATCCACTGACAGATACCTACGCGCTGACATATAACCGCGACCGTGGCCCCGCCGTCAAGATAAATGCCGCAGCCTCAGACGTGCTTCATTTCAAGTCCGTCTTTATGACTGAGGACATGTATATGGGTTTGCCGCTGATATGGACTGCGATGAACACGCTTTCCATTGCAGCCACTGGTGGTGACATGGCTCTACAGGATATGGCAAAGGGCGGTCGCGTGAAGTTGCTTATCTCTGAGGAAAAGCCGCAGCAGTTTGCCGGCACTTTGGCTATGGGTTCGTTTGCAAAGGAGCAAACCGATGCTTATGCGAACGAGATAAATCAAAAAATCTACGACCAGGACGTTGTGGCTCTGCGTGGACTTGAGAAGGTGCAAATCGTGAGCCAAACAGCACAGCAGCTCCAATTGCTCGAAAGTCGTGGCTTCGAGGTCAGCGAGATAGCACGCATACTCGGTGTGCCGCGCATTATGATGATGGAAGACGCAGGCAGCTCGTACAAGATGCCTGAGCACGCCACGCAGGAGTTTATGCTCCGTACTATACAGCCGCGCATCCGTGAACATGAAGACGAGTTAAACTCTAAACTTCTTAGCGTTGACGACTTCGGCAAGCGTCGCATCCATGTCTGTGAGTTGCCGCTCCGTAGGCTCGACGCAAAGGGTCAGGCAGAGATTGACGAGATACACCTGCGTTCTGGCTGGAGTCCTAATGAGATTCGCGCACAGTATGACCTTGCCGCAATCCCAGAAGGTAACGACCACTACGTTTCGACCAACCTCGCTGTTGCAGGTAGCGACAAGCTGAAAGGCGTCGTAAGTGATAGCGGACTTATCAAGACAAACGACAAGGGAGAAGAGCCGACGCAGCAAGAACCGAAAGAGGACGAAAAATAACTATCAGTAGAAAATTCCGAAACTTTCTATAGAAAATTTGAAACTATCAGTAGAAAAAATATGGCAGACCTTAAACTAAAAATCAAGAAACTTGCCCTTGTCCGCAAGATAGATGGGCAGAAAGTAACCGGCTATTTTGGCCGCGTGATAACCAACGGCAAGAAGTCCTTTGACGAGATTGCTCGCCAAAGTGCAAAGAACACGACCTTGCATCCCAAAGAGGCAAGTCTTGCGGCAGAACTTCTGCTTGAAGGTATTTGTGAAGAAATCAAGCAAGGCATCATCGTCGACCTTGGTCCTCTCGGCACATTATACCCAGCCGTAAAGTCAAAATGGGAATTGGATGCAGAAGATTTGAAGCTATCCGATATGAAGCCGAAAGTGAACTACAAGCCATCGGACGGCATAGAAAGTGCCATCAATGGTGCAAGCATCTCCTGGGCAACTGCCAAAGAAGAAGAGGAAGGCACTGAGACTCCAGACAACGGAGATGATGACGTGCAGGGCGGTCAGCAAGGCGGTGGCTCTCAGGGCGGCGGAGAACTTGAGCCGTAGCGGTAAACCTCATACCATAAAGTGCGCGAATAATAGACAAACATTCAAAAATAGAGATATGGATGCAAAGAAACGTGAAATCAGAAATCTGGAATGCCAGCTTGCCTTTAGAGAAGCTACAGCAGAAGAAGCTGAGAAGGGCAACCTTGGCACCATCTCAGGCCGTGCCATCTGCTTTGATTCTGAAAGCCAAATTCTTGACGAATACGGGCAGACCTTCCGAGAAGTGATTGCACCCGAAGCAGCCACGATGGATTTCCTGAACACTCAGGACGTTAAAATCAATATGCTGCACAATAGGGAGCTCACTTTCGGACGCGCAAAGCGTGGCACATCGGGCAATGCCCGTCTGAGTGTTGACCGCGAAGGCGTGAACTTCGAGGTAGATGTTCCCAACTGCGACCTCGGCATCCGTGCGCGTGAGCTGACAAAGGCAGGCGTGTACGATGGTTGCTCTTTTGAGTTCTGGCCTGACCAGTACGACATAGAAGAGCGCGAGGGCAAAGTTCCACTTGTACGACACACAAAGTTCCGTGCCATCACTGCCCTTACTTTGGGCATGGACCCCGCCTATTTGCAGACTTCACTCCACGCCCGCGAGCTTTGGGATGCTACCGAATCCGGAAAGCGCGAGGCAGAAGAAAAGGCACAAGCCGAAGAGCAGAAGCGCAGAGAGGAAGAGGCACGGCGCGAACGTGAAGAGCAGGAACGCCAGGAACGTGTAGAGAGAGAAATGAAGAGGCGGCTTGAAGTCCTCAGTCGTCTTGACGAATTTGAAGGCTAAAAACAAACTTTTTTATAAACCACTTAAAACCGTTTTAAGAGAATGGAAAAGAAAACATTTGCACAACTTCGTGAGCAGCGTCTTGCTGCTAACGAGAAACTTGGCGACCTCTATCTGGCCGCTAAGAACAGAGAGTTAACCGACGAGGAAAAGATGCAGGAGATGAACCTCACCCGCGAGATTCGTCAGTGCGAGGACGCTATGCGCGGCCTTAACCTCGAGTCCGAGAACATGAAGGCTAACGAGAAGCGCGAACAGCGTCAGAAAGCCACTTACTTCCGTGAGTTGCTGAAGGACGTTCGTCTTGGCAAGGCAGAGCGTGAGATTCTGCTCAACCCTGCTGTTGAGGGTCAAACAAACAACATCGAGGCTTCTGGTGCCATCAATCTCACCATTCACGACATGATTCCCA